ATTATATTATTGCTATAAGCAAAAGCCCACTGCATATGAACAAGAACAGAAAATGTTGAAAGACCAGCAATATATATTGTCTAAAATACGTTTTTATCAAGCTGAACAAAAGAATTTAATGACGTCGCCAATCGGGAATTTATAATATGAATTTAATTTATATCAAACTTTAATCCATATGAATAAAACAGAACAACATCGTGAAGAAGTCATTGGTACAAATAATACAGCACAAATCAACCTCTTATCTATTCTCGATAAGTTAGATGCGACCTATACGACTGAATTACACATAAAAACACCTTTGCATGGCGACGTTGATTTCGCAATATTATCTGATCGTGGATTCAAAAAGGTGAATTCCATTATTTTTGTTTATTCTGGTGAAGTCACCAGTATTCAAAATATCCCTGAAGGCATTGTAAAAATAGTGTGTGACGATCAACTTTTAAACAATCTAGATGGACTTCCTTCTACTTTGGAGGAAATCGACCTTTCTGGAAATACCTTGTCCAAATTCGATGCGACCAATGTTCCTAAATTGCGCATTTTACGCATTTCAGACAATGAAATAACGGACATAATAAATTTACCCGAGGGACTGGAAATATTGGATTGTGAAAACAATCAACTTCGCAGATTGGATTTAGCCGGAACTCCTGGACTAAAGACATTGAAATGCTCAAATAACCCACTTTTGATGTTAGAACATGTTCCACCATCTTTAGTCGATTTGGAAATGGAAAATAATCCCTTTGTCGAAATCGACCGTTCAAGCCCAAATGAGAAAAAGTCCAAATCCAGGGACAAGAAGTATGACTATTTAGAAAGTATTCATGAATACTTTCGATTGAAAAATGAATACGAAATCAAATTGCACAAAATGAAACGTGCTGCATATGAACGTGGTGCTACCAAAAAGGAAAGTCGCATGAAGGCTAGGAGTGTAACGCCTCCCTGCATTAATTGCAAACGTAACGTGGGAACTATATTCGGACATGAAGACCAAAAATACACGGCTATTTGTGGCGATAAAACCAAACCGTGTGATTTACATATACAAATCTTTAGTGGCGATTATTTCCGAATGGATGATTTGTTAGGGATGTATGCAGAAGATATCCAACAAGACAAGCAACAAATTATTGTTCAAAAAATGGATACCTTGTTTGAATATGTGCAAAAACACATTTCTGCTGATGAATTTACAAGAATGTTGGAAAAATATAACACTACCAGTGATATGTATAAAACATTATTGTCTAAATATGATAATATTTATAATAATGAACATCACAAGGAGGAAATTGATCGTAAAATAGAGGAAATGTATAGAATCCGTGCTGATATATGTAAATTATTGGATGAATACAAAAAATCTGGAAACAGGGAGGTTTTAATTGCCGCTGTGGAAATGCACGTGAAAGATTTAATGCCTGCAGTTCAAAACATACGTTTATCAAAATACGATACCATGTTGGTCGAAACTAATGCAGAAGAACCCTATATATCAACTTTGGTACAACGTAAAGTGTCTGCTTACAAACGCGACTTTATTTACGGGGAAGAACCCAAAGTGATGAAGTTTGTGATGAATAAATAAATCCTGCCTCAGAGTAAAGCGTCACAACCGGTTTGGAAGTATGGTGCTGTGCAAATAAGTATCCTTACTACAAAAATGATAGCCTTTTTCATATATGTGAATTATAACCAATAATTATCTGTTGGTTGAAGAGATATATTACTTCCACTTATTTGAGCCAAGTTAGGAGCTCATCGACCGTACGTATGTAGAATGCCCTTTCAATTTTATGCATATATAAATGAAAAACCAATTACAAAATTGAACTTGCTCACATCATCAGATATAACCATACAAATCTATACAAAATGCCCAAGTCACGTGACCAACGTTGTCGCCGTGCGCTAAATACATTCTTTGATTCCTACCCTTTTCATTTTGAACTGGAAAAATTGAATTTAAGGGGGTATGTTTATGCACGATATGAAATCACCGCGAATAAAGAGTGGTTTCAAACCGAACCGAATTACAATGTAGAAGATCGAAGTCTAACATGGAATCAGGTGCTTCAACAACAGGAACTACCAGATGCTACGAAAATTACCGAAATAGAGACACAATTTCGTAATACTTTTCAACCGTATGAAAAACCCCATACTTCTACACAGATTCACGAAGTCGAAGTAAAGGAGGAAAAAGTTGTTTTCAAAATCATTGTCCAATATTTCAAATCGCAGATTCCTTTCCCAGAAGACGACGCTACATTAGAACAGCGTATTGGGCAGCTTGAACGTAAAAATTCAGAACTGAGTCATCGCCTGCGCAATAATGAATTACATACCGAAACATATGTAGATTACTTAAACCAAAATAATAATCGATTGTTTAAACAGTTACGTAGATCACAGGCGCAATTAAATAACTATAGAATAGAGTTTCAACAATATTACAGTGGTTTTATGAATTCGTACCGGACTATTATTCGCAAATGTTATGCAGAAACCGAAAAATCCTTTGAATGTCCCGTTTGTTACGAAAATATTGAAAATGAGAATACATTCGTCACACCATGCGAACATGTTCTATGTAATGGATGCGCGTCGCATTGTAACGACACATGTCCAATGTGTCGTCAAAAAATGACGTTTTCATAAACTTTAGCCTAATCACATTCATTGTAATTCGATACACCATCCCATACAACACCTAACATATTTGCCCAATCTTTTTTACTGCATATTCCAGTCCATTTATCGTCATTGAAATCAATATAGTTTGTAACCATAGTGTTAGATACATCGTGACTAAAACCCGGGCTATCGATCACATATTGCGTTAATTGTTCAGTATGCTTATCATACATAGTTCCTACATTTAGGTCATTTTTAAAAGATGGTATAATACACTTGGTTCCGTCTTTAGAAAGTGTCCAATAATCAGGACATGTTCCATAAGAGGGAGGATACGCCAAATCTTTATCGCCTTTGTTCATAAGAAGCCCAATAAAGATTAAAACGACAATTAGCAATACTGTGGCGACAGATAATACCACTAAATGAAACGTTTCCATTATAAAATACATGGATAAAATAGTATGTGTGGATCCTCCAATAAGAAAGAATTACCTAGTTTAGTCATATGTTTCCACAATTAATCTCTAAAAGTATTTTATATCGATTTATAATAAAAACATGTCTGTCCAATTTGATGATTATAATAGCAAGAGTCCCAGTATTTTGAATTTGACGACCCCTTACAATGGACGCGTGAATATTGTTGAACCCGAAAATCCGGATGCACGTTTTCAAATGTATGAGAAAATTGCTGTGAAGAATAAGGCAACTGAATATCGCAATGCATTATTTGGTGATTTTGAATGTACTCCTTTATCTGATACATTTTTTTCCGAAGCCAATGTGCAAATTGTACAAAATGGGCTTCGCGCAGGTGTTTATGAAATGTCCGGTGAGAAACAACTTGTAGTTGCCCCACAAAATATTGATATATTAAAAACAATTATGCGTCATATGTTTATTCAATATTCCAAATTTGAACCTAATGATATTGCCGGTCAAATAAAGCGACTAAACCAAACTGTTTTGGATTATGCAGTACCAAATGTTTATGCAGAAGCAACGGGATATTTGAAATACTTGCAAGACCAGAGTTCTTTAGTCGTTCCCATTGAACGTCCTCAGCAAACAGATCGTGTTTTCAAACAATTGGAATTGAAACCATGGTATTAAAATGTTGATTTGTGATTGATAGAAAACGTAATGATTTCTATCAATGGAATTATTCAAGTGAAGGTTAAAATATATTTTGTCTATCTGTCTAAATACCAGATAATAATCATCATCACATACTTGCAGCGTCAAATTATGATAAATATAAATTTGTATTTGGTTCAATTTGCTTCTTCGCCAGAAATTAACAGGGGGAGTTATACCGACACTTTAATATACTTCATGGGTATATTTGTCTCGCCATTATCAACATAAGAATTGGGATTTGTCCAAGATCTTGCAACCGTAAGTGCATCCCACATAAGACCAGTTTGTGGGTTTCTTACGTCTGTAAATTGAAAAGATGTTTCACCATTCATAGTTGAAAAATGACCTCGCGTATTTAAGTTCGTACTAAAACACTGTCTTCCAGAAGGGCATTCGCTAGCCAATTTCGTTTCCCATGCATCAGGTGTAGTGGTAGCAGGTACAGTGGTAGCAGGTACAGTGGTAGCAGGTACAGTGGTAGCAGGTGCAGTAGTATTATCACAATGTTTGTTACATCTTTTACACATTTTGTGTTTCCAACTGCATGGTTTTTTTGGATTTTCTTCTCGACATTCTTCGTATTTATCACAATAATCCTTCTTTTTACATTTATTACAAATTATGTCCTTGTTTTTCATGCCCTCTGTAACACAAACAATATCATATGTTAAAAATAACATTATGCTAAATAGCAACGCATGTATTAAACAATGAACCATCTTGCTACTTTTTAAAGGTAATGTGATAACTGTTCCTGGTGTAAAAACATAGAAAAGGATAAATACGTATAGTATTGATACTATGTTCATTATATATAAATACGGTAGAATATTAGTTTGGATTTTCAAACAATTGAATTGAAACCGTGGTATTAATATGTTGATTTGTGATTGATAGAAAACGTAATGATTTCTATCAATAGAATTATTTCGATAAGGTTAAAAAAAATTAGCAAAATTCGGTCCAAACGGGGGTGAAGCCGAACAGCCTTCCTCTGTTCCGGCACAACCACCAATTCGATGTGAGCTAAAAACGGGGGCGATATCAATCGGTTTGATGGTAGCAGGTCTAGTCGTAGCAGGTGCAGTAGTAGCAGGTCTAGTCGTAGCAGGTGCAGTAGTAGCAGGTCTAGTCGTAGCAGGTCTAGTCGTAGCAGGTCTAGTCGTAGCAGGTGCAGTAGTAGCAGGTGCAGTGGTAGCCGTCATGTTATATTGCACGCCTAGATATGAAAAGATATTAGCATGATCAACAATATTTGTAGTTGTTATATTACCCAACTGCTGCTTTGCGTTTGATGCATTTGATGAATTAATAAAACTAGTTTGTT